ATTTTTTACAAAATTACAAAATTTTAGAGTAAGTTATGCATAATTCACAAAAATTTTCTAAAAAAGTAAATTTCGTTGATATTTCTTTGCCTGAGGGCAAGTTTTTCCATCCAACGGAAAAGGATAAAAAGTTGGATTTAGCGATAGTATTGCAAAATCAGTTTTTGGATAAAATTAAACCACTAAACCTAATACCAATCGATAAATTGGAGGAATTTAGGTATCTATGTGAATCCTACTTTGAATACTTAAATATTGTTGACAACAAAAATTTTGAAGAGGAGAATGACTATGAATGATATCTTTGAAAAAATTGAAGCAAGCGATTTGACCGAAGATTTGGAATTAATTGCGAATGTTGTTGGTATCGATGTTATACGCAATTTTCTAAGGAACTTTCAAGGTGCATACTTTTATATACCAAAAGTTTCGAGATTGGAACGATTTGTTATTCGATACATAAATGAAAATCCAACTAAAACAATTAAACAATTAGCAATCGAGTTGGGAGTATCGGCACAATATCTTTGGAAATTAAGGCGACAAGGAAAGATTGGTAATAATAGTAAATAAACAAACCGCAATTAAAGTTGCTCCTTGATTATAAGTGAATGAGATTACCTTATCATACTGGTTTTTAGGTTGTTGTTGGGGTACGCTCTTGTGTACCCCTTTTTTTCGAAGTTATTAGCTCTTTACTAAATTTAAATAGAATTATTAATGGAAATGGTCGAATTGCAAGAATGGATGCGGAGGATGAGGGACTCGAACCCCCACAGGCTTGCGCCCGGCGGTTTTCAAGACCGCTGCAATACCATTATGCGAATCCTCCAAAACCGAACTACAAAGTTACGAATTTTTTGGTAAACAACAATTTCTATGCTTTTACTTCGGGCAAGTCTTTCCAGTTTGTAGTAAAATGTTGGGAAAGCAATTGCCTTTTCATTTGCCAACGGCGTCGTTCTTTCATTCCAGCTGCAGCAAAATAAATTGCTTCTCGTCCATATTTTTTGTTGATTTGGTCCATTATTTCGGTTGCTTTTATTTGATTTATGCGGTTTGGTGGATCGAATAGCGATACCATCATTGTGTTGGTCTGAACAAAATCCATCAGCAAAACACCAACTTTTTGGTAATAATATCCCATACGAAAAATTTTTTGGAGTGCTTGTTTGGCATATGGCAATAACTCGTTTGTTCCGTTCATAGGATAAGGTAAATGAACTTCGGCAGCATTGTAATATTGTGGCGAGTTTTTAAAAGGATTGGTGCGAATGAATACTTGCATAATTCTGCAAGCTGAGCTCTGAGCTCTCATTTTTTCGGAAGCACGAGCAACAAAAAAAGCAACTGCTTCCATAACATCGTCGAACTTGGTCAAGTATTCCCCAAATGAACGTGAACTAACAATCGATTTCTTTGCTGGTGGTTGGTGTTCCAAATCAATTGCCGAAATTCCGTTCAATTCCAATACAGTTCGCAATCCAACAACGGTCATACGCTTTTTTATCCATTTTTGGTTAGCACGGGCTAAATCCAATGCAGTGTGGATATTGTTGCGGTGTAGTAATGCTGCATATTGACGGCCAACTCCCCACACATCTTCGACCTCGACCATTTCCAAAAATTTATCCCAATTCGAATAATCAAAAAGATTCAACACTCCGTCGAATTCTTTGTTTTTTTTGGCTATTCTATTTGCCAATTTCGCTAATGTTTTGGTTGGAGCCAATCCTATAGACACTGGCAAACCTAACCATTTTTTTATTGTTGCCCTTATATTTCGTAAGTATTCTGTTTGATTTGAAGATTCGATTCCAGTTAAATTCAAAAATGCTTCATCGATTGAATAAATCTCCACCTCGGGCGAAAATTTCTCCAAAACCGACATCACTCGTGCCGATAAATCCCCATAAAGAGTGTAATTCGACGAAAACACCGCTACATTGTTTTGTTTAATTAACTTCTCAACCTTAAAGTAGGGATCTCCCATTTTAATACCCAATTGTTTTGCTTCGTCGCTACGGGCAATAATCACCCCATCATTGTTCGACAAAACAACAATGGGGCGACCATTTAATTTGGGATTAAATACTCGCTCGCACGATGCATAAAAGTTGTTGCAGTCTACTAATGCTATTTTGTTTGTTTTTTTCATTGTTCAATTAAAACGAATTTGGGTAAGTTTTGGATTTCAAAATTATTCACTTTTGCAATATTTTCAATCAATTCATTGATTGTTTGCTCAACCAAGAATTTGTCCCCCAAGATTATTTCCCGTCGAACCTTAAAATGGGTGACAGACGCTGCATAAGAACCCGAGTCTAATTCGGTTGTCAATGTTTGGGATAGCAAGGCTTTGGAAATCTCGGAATTTGCTATTTTTATCAATTGCAGATACAAATCCACAGATTTTGATTGCCCTATGTCTTTTATTTCAATATTTACGTCGGAAGGCGTTGCTATTGTTTGGGAGTTGATTAATTCTTGCAATCGGACGCTCAAATTTGCTAATTCTTCGGGTGATGGTGGATAAGTGTATTGACCAATTACAAGCGGCATACCGTATTTTTCCAAAAAATTAATCCAAAACCTTAATCCAATGTTTTTGATTGTTACTGCCCAAAAACATTTGCCCAAAAGTGCTTCTCCATAGGGATTTTCGTATTTTGGATTGTGACGTGGAACAAGAAACTTGTTTACTGGAAGTATTTCTCCTTGGGGATTATTACGAGCTCGAAAGCGAAGATTGTTATCTTTGTCGTAAAAGAACCATTCAATCGGTTTTGATTCAATGCGTTGTACTTCTAATTTTGCCAGTTCACTTTCTTTCCATATTATTTCCAAAACTTGATAACCAAAGAAGATTGCATCTAATATGTTCGAGATTACTCCCAACAAATCAATTGTTCGAAAATTATGATTAACTAAATCTGTTAGTTTTGGATTTTTGCCTGGTTCGATTTTCCACAACATCGACAAGGTTCCGGTTTTGCGAGATTGTATGCAACTATGAACGTGCGAATCGTTCAGAACATCATTTAAGGTTTTTATATATTCCGAATTTGACAAGGTGATTTTGTTTAAATTTGGTAATATCCCAAGTGTGCGATGAATTGTATAGAGACTATCACGAGTTATCAACTCGTTAGTCAAATAATTTGTGTTGTTAATTCCAATCATTTTATTTTCCTAAAATTAATCCAAAAATAAATCCACCAACGGCAGCGGCACCTATTTCGAGCCAATTCCTTTCGTTGGATTGTTCCTCGGTTATGATCTGTGGAATTTTAATTGTGTCAGCTCTGCTTCGCAAATTTATTGTCATTATACTCTCGGGAAAACGAAATGATGCAAAAACTGTATCTCGTTGAATTACCGTATCCAAAACAGCAACAAATGGTGAAGTTTGGATTATCGTATCGCGAATGTATTTAACTTTTGGTTTTGCTTCGAGAATTTTAATTTCTTTTTGTGGAATAATCTTTACTATTGTATCTGTTCGATAAACGATAGAGTTTAGATTTTTTCGATTATCTTGTAATACATAATACATTAAAACTATACATAAAATCGCCAGAATTAAAATCAAAGATGTTTTCATCACAAACTCCTAAAACCAATCAAACCACGAATTTTTAAGCGTCGTATGGGATGATAAATATTTCGTTTCTTGATAAATACACCTTCTTGATTTTGTTCGTTTGGGACATTAAATGCAAGGGTTCGCACGAAACCTTTATCCATAACATCTATAATACGCTCAACGTGGCCAAATGGAGTGTCTCCGCGTCGCCAAATGATTAGGTCGTTGATTGATGCTTTATAGCGAACTTTTTCGCCATTTACTTTTGCATAATTGAATATTGCATTTGCCAAACCAGTTCTTGGTATTGGAATTGATTTTTGTGGAAGATGCAAACATTTAACAGCTTCGTTAAAGCAATAGTATTGACCTGCTGCACAATAGGGATTGCCTTTGGCAAGCCCAACCGATTGCAGGTATTTTTCGACTGCTCCATCATTTTGGTTTGTTCTTTCGACCGTTCCAACTTGTTGCAATCCAATTTTTAATGATTCAGATATTAAATGTTTGTTGCAAGATAATTGAAACTTTGATTGAGCCATCAACCCCAATGGTATTAAAAATATTATTATAATTTTCTTTAACATATCTTTATTTAGGATTATTTGAACAAATAATTAGAAAAAAACTCGCACCAAAATTTGATGCGAGCTTTGGTTTTAGTAAAATTTAAAGAACTAAATAGAGTAATACAATCCCACAACGCCCAAGCCGACTAAAAAATGAACTCCCAAGAATATTGCTCCCAATGTAACATACGAACGACTTGCAATGAAATCTACTTTTGTGTAGACAAAACTTGCCAAACCAGATAAGGCAATTGCTACTAATTCGATAAATACAATCATCATCAACATCCTAAGTTCGCTCATTTGTGGTGTCAGAACCAAAAGAATGCTTGTCGCAAGTAGTATCCATAGGGCATTTCTAATTATTTTGTTTTTAATTTCGTCCCACATTTCCACCTCAAGGTGTTAATAAAACTTCAACAAATTCACCAACTCTGTCGCTTATAGCAATCCCTAATGGCATTTCTCCAGTTTCCTGAGTCTTGGCGTTACCAGTTGCATCTGCCGAGATAATTGCTCCTTTGGTAATTGCACCACTTGCCTTCAAAATTGCTGTTCCCAAAGTTATTACCGATATCAATTCACCATTTAATGCCGCATAATCACTAGCACCTAATGCTTTATGATTTCCGGTGCACAATCCACCTGAAATATTCACGAACTTGTGTGCTGGAATGCTTTCGGTGGCTTTAACAGTCAATCGCAATATTGGCTGATAAGACAATTGTGAAATCATTTTTCCTCCTTAATTTGTGTTACTAATCAAAAATGCTGCTTCCGGAGCAACTATTTTCATTTTCCAATTATCGGTAGCACGGATAATTTTAACTTTACCTCCATTTTCGTAATACGAATCAATTTCGGGCATACCATCCCGTTGGAAAATATATCCATAACTTGGATTGTATTGAGATTTTGTTGGCGATTCATCCACATATGCTATAATGATGTTATCTTTCCACATATCTTTGAATTCCCTTCCATCCTCCGAATATACGCTTTGGCCTATAATTATGTTCTTTATTCCAAAACCCTCTTTCAAAACTTGCAAATCAACACTCATTTTCCCGATGTTATAGGATATAATATTGAATTCTGTGTGATTGATTATAGCTCGTAAGGTGTCGCTCCCCATTATCATCAAATTGGGCATTCGAGAAATTTGTTTTCTCACACTCTCAATTGCATCCTAAATAATGTTCCTTGGGCTTCCACCATTCAAAAATTATTGCTCGAATCCAATATTATTTTGTTCGTCGCAGAAAAATTATCTGGATTTTGAACATAATCGGCAATTGTTTTTTCTTTTTCCAATTCCAATAAATTGAGTAAATCCATCACCAACTTTTGCTCATATTGCAATAAATCGTAGGTTTCCATTTCCTCTAAATAATCCATTGCAACTTCCAAATCACGCTCTTGTAGCGAAAATTCTATTGTTTGGAATTCCATTGTGGGAATTCTATTGGAATTGCTCCTTATTGCACGATTGCTGTCCCGCAGAACAAATGAATCTTTACCAAATATCGGAACACGCCCTTTTTGTGATTTTACTTTTACCGTGGGAAACAAAAATCGACCTATAAAGTTCGATGGTGTATATCCTGCAGCCAAATTCGTCAAAATAGGGTCGACTATTCTCAAACTATCCAACCTACTATCACTCATATTTCCTCCAAATTATTTGATTAATACTTGTAATGCTTGTTCATAGGTTAATTCTGGATTTTGTTCCAAATATTCCATCACATTTTTGTGTAGTCTTTCGCGATTTTGGATTAAATCCTTTTTGTCCGTAAGTTCACCAAATCTATTTGCTGTTTGGTTTGTTGCAAACTCTTTTTGCAAATTGGTGTGTTCCAATTTGTTGAAAAATGATTTGACTTTTTCCAAAAAATTAAATTCCTCCGTATTTTTTCTATCAACATCGTAAGCCATTTCCATTAATTCCAATGCTGCTTGTTTTGAGCTTTGGGGAATTATTTTTTTATTCACCAAATTGGTTGCAAATTCAATTAAATCCCGTCTAATCAATGTCTGTTCGTATTGTTGGATTTTTTCCTTCAAATCCTTATTTTGATTGAAGATATTGGTAAAACCATCGTTTGAATGCGAATATTCATAATCAATTGACTCATCAAAATTTACAAAAGAAATAGGCAACAATCCTTCGACAGCTGGCTCAACCGAACCCAACAATCCTACGTGCTTTAGTTCCATATCATTTGTTAATGCAATCGATATTCTTTGGAACTTCTTTTGGCGAACTTCTTCGACTATTTCGGGAGCCAAATCCCGCAATTTTGCCAGTAGATAATTCCCACGGCGAGCAAGCCTCTCCACCCAACCATAGGCTGGTTGATCACTTTTTGGATGACCTTTGACCAATGGAGCAAGCGTTGCAGTCACGTCCTTGCTTCGTTGGTTGTATTTTTCTACGATTTTATCTAAGTCTTCGGCACTGAATTCCATCTCTGTTCCATTGCTACTGGTATGGCGTCCAGTTTTGAATATTTCAATCCACATAATAAATTTAGTTTTGTGAGACAATTATTTAACTGCCGG